CATGTTAGAACGATGTACTTCTTCAAAACATCTATCTAAATCAATTCCATATGCATGTCCAGCTCCATAAACGACATATAATAAGTCAGTTAGTGCATCTGCAACATCAACCAATTCTTCATCCTCAAGCGAGGCTTGTTTCAGTTCATTTAGTTCTTCTTCTATCAACTCATTTCTAAGTGCGATAGTATTTGCATCTGGAAAACGAGCATCAGTTAACACTTCTTGCCCGTATGTTTCCATAAATTCTTTCACTTTTTCGAAGTTAGTCATTATTTCTTTCTTCCAATATTATATTTAGGTACTAATTCCCAATCATCTTTTTCTTTATGAGAGAGAATTTTTATCTGTGAAATTGGTGCATCAACATGTTCATCTTCTTTGATAATATTAATCAATCCCCATTCTTTTAAAAGGTTAACGATTGTATTTCTTCTTGCTCTATCATTTTCTGAAAAATCAGATGATTTTCCATCAAGCTTAAATAGCTCTTTGAAATGAACAATGTAGTATTTACCCTGTTTGTGAAGAATGTGACAAGATTGATAAAGTTTTTTATCTTTTTTAGATGCAACACCAATTCTAGTGAGTGTTTCTCTTATTTTTAAGAAGTCCTCTTGATCGCTAAGAGTGACTTCTACTAGTGATTCTAAAATCGACATAATTATCCGCCTTTATTCAGTTTGCTCTTAATTGCATCAATCTGTTCGCTTGAGAGGATATTAAGAGCTTCCTCTGTTTTTTTATTATTATATCCATAATATTCTTTTACATGATTAAAATCATTATGAATAGACTTTTTATGCCAAGGCGAAAATCTTTTCCTTGGACGTATACTATTTAGTAAATAATCAAATTGCATTTTTTTGTCCATATGAGGACGCATATTCATTTCATTTGCATACATAATAGTATCGTGATAATTAGGAAAGTTTCTATTTACCAAAAATGATTGATACTTCTTTTCCCATTCTTCGTCCAAAGAATCCATCAATCTCTTTTTAGTATGAGAAATTGCTGGCACATAATCTTTAAATAAATCGTAACTCATTATCCACTCACATATATATCTTTTTGAGGCCGATACCATGTTTTTTGTTCATGAATTCTTCCTAATAAATCTTGAATTTCATGCATCTCTTCTCTAAGTTTATCGCTTGTTTCTCCCTGAGCGATAGCAAGGCCTCTTCGGCCTGCTTTTGCCCTGAGAGCTTGTTCAATAATTTCAATGTCTCTCACATTTAAATAGAATGATGTATTTGGTTTTATCATTTCCAATCACACTCCATCATCAACTCTGTCAAACACGCCACAAGATTTATTTCTTGATCGGCAACAAATGCAGACTTGTATGAATAGTCTGCAATAGTCACAACTGCTTGAGGAATTGAAGATGGTTCTGCGTGTTCATACAGTCCATCATAGATTTTTCTATATAAAGTATTTGGATCATTATCCAAGTTCTGAGTTGTCCATCCTCTAATCTCTGTGAAATTCTTATCCTTCATCGCCGATGTGAGTTTGTTTATATTTACCTCTCCCACATCAGTTAGAAGACCTTCATCGATTTCTCCACCAACAGAATATCTCTGGAGTTCATTTAAAACTCTTCTCCAATCTGGAAAATGTTTCATTACAAGTTCCACAACCACCTTTTCTTTATAAGAAATATTTTCTTTATCAAGAATAGTTTTTACTCTATTGAAAAAAGTTCCTGCCAATTTTGGTTTGTCGGATTTTTTGATTTTAAATTCTACAAGAGAACATCTACTATGCAGTGGTTCAATGATACGATTCTTGAAATTGCATGTAAGAATAAATCTACAATTACCAGAAAACTCTTCAATGAATCCACGCAGTGCGGGCTGAGTTGATTGTGGATTTAGATAATCCGCTTCGTCTAAAATGATAACCTTTCCAAATTCTTTACTATTTCCAGTATCAAAACTTACAGTTGATGCATAGTTTCGAATCTTATTTCTTAGAACATCAATACCACTATCTTCGGAACCGTTGATTAAGATATAGTCCATTTTCATCTCATTGCACAAGGCACGAGCCAGAGTTGTTTTACCAACACCTGGCCCGCCAGACAATAGGAGATTGGGTAAACTTCCTGTATCAACAAACTCTTTGAATGTTGATTTTAGTTCATCAGTTAGAATACAATTATCGATATCGGATGGACGATATTTTTCTACCCATAAAAAATTGTCCATACTTACTCCCCATAAGTCGAATCTTGTTCAAGTGTAATCCAATATTGAATTGGCAATTTCTGGTGTCGGAAAGTTGAGATTTTATTTTTAGAAATCCCTACATCATAATCACCTTCGATTAGCTTTAGGTTTTCTGAACGGAAGTACATATTAAATGTTGCATTTGATTCACCAACTGGTTCTTCAGCAACATTGGATGTATCATCTTTTTTATCCAATGCACAAAAATAAACAACTCCATCGTCTTTTGTTGACAATGAATAATCAGGAAGTCCAGAAATGGATGCCACTTGATTGATAGTATGTAGTGTAGAATTTGGAAGCTTTACATTAATATCCCAATCCGGCGAAGGTTTCGATCCTTCTGGATTGTTGTCGCTTCCTTCTAATTCAAAGGTATTCTCAACATAGACAATAATAGATGGTTCGGCAGCCATAAATTTATATGTCTTTGCTCCATTGCTCATCATGACAAACTTATCATGAAAATCTAGTTCTGGATAAATCTTCAAAAGATTTAGAAATTTTCCCAAATCATAAATGCAAAAATCTACTGGAAATTCTTCACTTACATCAGTTGCTGATAAAATGTTTCTCATAACAGAAATAGTGGATAATCGACTTCCTTTTTTCAAGTAAATTGACTGATTAATAGTCGAATAATTCTTCAATATATTTTGCGTTTGCTCACTCAATTTCATTTTCAATTTCTCCATATTTAGAATTCAAGTAATTAGAAATAGTTTGTTTTTGTTTTGATGCCATTTTTTTGACATATTCTTTTCTGCCCTTGCTGAGTTTTTTATAGTCTCGATCCAAGTTATCAGAATGTTTCAGATTGATGCTCATCATTTTCTCCATAAGTCATATCATGATTATATAAAGCCAGTATACCATAATGAATGATTTTAAGCAAGTCTTTTCTCCAATCTTCTGTGGAACCTTTTTTACCATATCGATTAGAGTATTTGTCTATATTGCCCATACAAAAACCTTCACCATGTCCTCTGCCCATGATTACTTCAGTTGATTGGTATGTGTTTTTAGAATAATGACCTTCGTAGGTCTTATCAATGTATGCTCGAACTTCTTCGAGCAATACATCTTCATTGAATTTATAGTCTATCAAAAGGGTACTTCCTCTTCATATGTTTCTTCAGTTTCAGTTTCATTGATTTCTTCTCCGCCATAAATTTTGGAAAATAGATCTACAAATGATGCTTTCGTATCATCATCAAAACGATTTGTACAAAGTTCAACAGCCTTCAAAACATTTCCAAAGATAGAGAATGTTTCTACAATGTGAACCAAACGCCGAGTCGAAATGATTTCATCAATCCCACCCTCTTCAAAGGTTTTACGAATGGCAGATGCCCAAACCGTAAGATTTTCAATCACCGACACATCTTCATCAGTAACAGAACCTTTGCAAGATTGCAGATGGTTGCTGAGAATTTTTTTCTCAACTGATTGATTGGGATATTCTTGTTCAAATGTAATTTTGAAACGCTCAAGAAACGCCTCGTTCATTACATTAGTACCAATGAAACGTCCATCATCAGAACCTTTACCTTTTGTGTTTGCTGTAGCAATCACAGTAAAGCCGGGAGCTGGTTTTACAAACCGATTATCTTTTTTGAGGTAAACACCTTTACCATCAATAATGGATTGCAAACACATAATTTTATTTGATGCAAGGTCAACTTCATCAAGAATAAGAACTGCGCCACGTTCCATTGCGTCAATTACAGGGCCCTGAGAAAACAGAACATTACCATCAACAAGAGTTTTGTCGCCAAGAAGGTCAGATTCATCAGTTTCGATTGTAATAGGAACCGTGATACATTCACGATTTAGTTGGGCACAAAGTTGTTGTGTTCCATAAGTTTTACCGTTACCAGACAAACCAGTAATGAAAACAGGATAAAACATTTTTGATTGAAGGATAGTTTTCAAATCATTGTAAAATCCAAATTTCACAAAGTTAGGATCTTTCTCTGGAACGAGAGAATCGATATGACGTTCAGGCAAAACTACTGTAGTAGGAACAGCAGTCACTGTTTGTGCAACTGGTTTCATCTGGACTACATTACCAGTGAGTTTCATTGCATATTTTGAAATATCATATTTACCATGTCCGGCTCGAAATTCTGGTTTCCACATCCATTGTGGACTTGCTTCACCAAAAGCGGAAGCCGCCGACTTGATTTCTTGTTTGGAAACAACAGAACCACTTTCTGCCATGAGTTTCGTAAGAAACTCAATTTTTTTCGTTTTATTCCACATTATATATTCTCCACTTGGAAGGTTTCACGAATCATCAATTACATTATTATGGTATCAAATGATAGCCCTTTTGTCAAGGGCTTTTCATTTTTTACTTCACGATATCGACAAATTTATTTAACATTTGCCGACTGGTTTTCTTTGAACCTTGGAATTTTGAAAACTGTTTGGCAATTTTTGCTTTTGTCATATTTTCATCAACTTCAAGTTCACTATCTTCATTTTGAGTACGCATATCAAGAATATAGTATTCATCATACCCACAATCTTTTGCTGCATAAAACCCATTTTTGCGACACTCTGAACGAACTTTTGAAAGTTCGTTATTATACATATGGTATCCATCACGATCCCGAAATACATATGCCCGAATTGCGTTATTTAGATCATAAGTACGGTCTATAATGTAAAATCCAATCGATTTTGCACCATGAACTTCTTTCATTGTTTCGACAAGAAACTCAGTAGGATTTTTTGCATTTTTATTTTTAGAACGATAACCTTGTTGATGAACGAAAGTCTTTTTTGAACGCTCATGATAAACCACAGAAGTTTTGGGATGATGCCGCCAGGTTGCTGCAACTGAACGATGCCAACCAGAATTTTCATCAACTATCTCAATTGTATCGCCGGCAGCACCATCACTCAAAACAACAAAGTTCATTTTTTCTACAGAATGTTTCCGTTTGAATTCATGAACAACTTTGTCAAGAATCATCAAACTTTGATTTAGAGGAGTTCCACCAAGCTGAAGATCGACATTATGAGGCAATTTGTTAGAACGCATCAATCCATAACAATTGTTCAATCCCCAAGCCAAAAACAGATAGTTGTTACATGCCCTGATAAATTCTGATTTTTTCATTGAACTGCTGAGAACATGATGAAGTTTAACATTATTATAGATAAATGTCCGATTGTTATAAACACCGTTCTTTTTATCGGCAAACAACTTTTTACCATCATCATAATCTCGGTTTTGATCAGAGAAATTGTAAACATCAAAAGGAATTCCAACACGTTTACAAAATGTGGCAAGGACAACAGTTTGAACAACGGTCTTATATAACATAGAGTGCATAGAACCCGACCAATCGACCATCATTACCATGCCATGATTTTTGCCTTCTGGAGTAATCGATTTACGTTTGAAGATATCATCATTTA